TGCAACAATCTGATTGCGTAACCTACTGATAACACCTGATCCTTGTAAGCTAATGAACTGCCCTAACTGTTTTTGTGATCTAGCTACATCTAAAATGCTAGTCATAAAGTCTGTTACTACAAACCCAGGTGATGTAACCCCAATTGTAATTTTCTCAGTATCTTTCAATGCCATCCCTTCGTAGCCCAATGTTGTAATGCCTTGCAAGCATCAGGTATTCCGGCCTTTTCATCTATCCAGCCATACCGGTGGCCAATATAACGCTTTCCCCATTCAATTTGTTTTATGCCACCCACTGTTTTTAAATATTCTGATCTGCCCTGTGGAATCCCATAATGACTACCATTACGCGCTTTGGGGTTAAACCGGCTTTCATGGTGATATAGCTCAATTAGGCAATAAGTCTGTTCAATATCGTATTTCAAACTAATGTAAATATATTGCTTGTAATGATTTGGCTTATAGTGGGGTAACCCAAAAGCGGGTTTAATATTTATCAATAATATTATTAAAACTAATAAAACTGTTTTTAGTTTTTTATTAGATACCTGGGTAACCTTATTTTTAGGAAAGCCCCCCCACCCCCAAATTTTTTCTTTTTGGAAAGTGAGAGAGTGCAACACCTGGTATAACCTACCTTCAGTGTAAGCCCCCACAAAGCGGTGTAAAGATAACATAAATCTCCAACCTTTGTTAATTATTAAAATCCGGCGTGTTTGGCTTTATCCAATAACTTGCAGGTAAGGCACGGATCATCTCTCATAATCCATGAACCACATTGATCACATCTGATTGGTTCGTTCATGCGCTCTTTCCAATAACAGATCAACCATCTCTACAAATGGCCTGCAATGCCTTCTACTAGTCATGTAGAACCTATCTTGTATATCCCGATCAACATCATGGTAACTTCTTATTGTCCAATATTGTTTAGTAGCTGTTGGAATAACAAACATACCTTCTGTGATTTGGCTCACAATGACATATGCCCAGGGTTTAACTACTTTGGCATCAAACCCACTAACTGTATCAACCATAACTTCATCATAGGGAAAGTCATAAGATGTTCTAAAACTTAAATTACGGCTTTTAACTTCAAGTATAAGATCATCCACTAACACATCCTTTTCATTCAGTGTTTTATCTAATCTTTCTTGGGCATTACTGGCATCCCATAATTCAGGTACAGATACATTAGGCACACCAAAGCTTTGTAATACCTCAGCTACATACTCATTGTATTTATGACCTTTATGAAATGATGCCATGTAATCAAACTGTGTCATTGTTACACCCACAACCCACACATTTACGCAAACCATTTTCACTTAATATGCGTGGATCATTGCAAAATTGGCAACACTGATCAAATGGCACAATATCTAATTCAACACCTGCATCAGTGAATGTAGCTTTGACCCCATGTTTATCAATCATTTCCATATCACCCATTGCTTGCCCCAGGGTAGAACCACTTGCCGTCTTTGCTCATGGTTGCCCACTTAGCCGGACAACCTTTAGGGCATGTGTATCCGTAATACGGCGTGCCACGACCCTTTGCAATTCCCTGTTTAAGAATCATTTGACCATGTTCACAATACTGAATTGCAGGTACATCTGATGCAACTGCATCAACTACTTGCTCTAAACTCATTGGTACTGGATCAACATCCGGTTTGTTTTCTTCTACAAATTGATGGCGCATAATCCTTTCCATCAATGCTGACTTACTGCCAGGACTACCATAAATAACCTTCTCAGGCTTTGGCTCAACTGGCCTAGACAATAACTCTTGATCTAGCTTTTCAGTTGGTGTAACTGCCCATGATTGCCTTGCCTGAGCCGCTATAACCTCTTGCTTAGATGCAACCCTTTTAGTTGCAGTTTTCATAGCCGCAACTATGGCTCTACCCCATGCACTAGTTTCACATATCATAAGTTCACTGCCAGCGGTCATGCCTTTACCTGGGATTTGTTCCCAGGCAACGGCTACCCCAGGGCGAACATCATGCGGATCTCGGTAACAAGCGGCTGTATAAACCACATAACTCTTACCTTCAACCTGCACAATCTCATAAGGTTTATTTGGGTTGTATGGTTGCAATGATGATTCCGGATAAGCTTCTTTTAACTGAGCTATGCGCTCAGCTACATCAACATAATCATTCATGTTCATTATTTGTTCTCCCTATCCCAAAGGCTTACAACCTTTTCCATTAAGTAATCATTATCTTCTTGTAATTGTTTAGCACGCAACGCTGGATGGTTGGTTGTCGGATAATTACTCACTGTAACTCTTTGTACCTTGACACTTGATTGTCTAGTATCGGCACTACCGCGTTTATAGCCACTCTTAAAACCTTTGTCGTAGCCATTTTCTACTGCAATAATCCAGGTTGCCATAACAATCAACCCAACCAATGCAAACAATATGATGGTAATTAACCACCCTAATACTTCATAGTTCATATTTCACCGCTTCCTTGAACTTGTCTAACCAATAGGCTTCAACCATTTTGGCTGATAGCCTTCCTCTGACCTGCCTAGCACCAATAGCCTTTTTGGCGTGTTGGCGGATCAGGGAAGCTTTTACAAAGTGCTTGCGTTTTTCATCCACATAAGCACCTGATTGTTTATCATATTTAACTAATTCCAACTCATCACCTTATCTAACTCAGCCGGCAATGCCACCGGATCAACATCATTGATTACTTGGTATGTACTGCCATTTGGGTGTATTGATGGTGGTAGTACCACATAACCTTTATGTTTAATGTCTATGCCTGGTATCAGTTTGCCTTTAAATTGTTTATCCTTATCAGCTACATAATAGAAGTGAAATCCATTATCTGTTTTAACTGTATGGGTATTAGACTTAACACATAGCCGGCGATAATCTTCCCATAGGGTTCTTGAAGCTATATTGCGTATATCAAAATCTAATACAACTAGGTTTGATTGCACAATGGCTAATCCAATGTTTAAGTTTGGATCATCTTTAAACCACTTTTTAACTAATGATTTATTATTACTTGCATCAAGATAGCCATGCCTTAAAAACTTACATGGTTCTTTAGATTGCGGCTTCAATGGCATTACAAACCAACCTTTTTCAATATAGGCTAAAGCGTTCATGCGTAAACCCATGATCCGCGATAGTTGGTTGTAAAGCAATATTGACCAACAGCATTATCAAAAGAGATGCTGAAATCATATTTATTTTGCTTTAAAAACTCAGTAGCCAATATCGCCGAAGCATAATTTTCTACCCAATAAATAAACAAATGCGACCAACAGATTGAATCTTCAAAGCGATCCTTTTGACTTAACCAATCTGTTTCAGTTGCCCATTCCATTTGAGCTTGTGTTAAACCTTCAAACTGATTCTTTGTAAGTTTCATTAGTGGTTCACCTTCTGATTGTGTACATACTCAGCCAATAAACCAAACAATTTAGATTTTAATCTACGCACTGCATCATCAGGTGTTTTACCAAATGATGTGAAATCACCTAATACATTTGATGTAGATGCAACATAATTATCTTCATCTTTTACATACCTGAAATCAATCTTGGTTTGTAATACGCTTTCAATAACTATAATCATGCGTTCACCATAATCATCTTGTAAGCGTTAGCCTTAATTTCTTTACGCACAATTTTGCAATCAGCACACCAACATTTACGCACGCGTAGATTGCTATCACTTGATATACAGATTGTGTCTAAACAGTATTGATTACAATTACATATTTGGTTCTTTGTAGCTTTCATAATTAACCCCTTCCGGTCAATTGCGTTTGTAAATGCAATTAAACACTAGCCCACTGACAAATGCAATATGCCATAGGGGTGTGTCATGTGATCTACCTCACCCAAAGGCCTTACCCATAGCTGTAAATGATCCATCAGCATTGAATGGGATCATCTCCGCGCTCACATTGCCACGCTTGATATGGATAATTACCGCACCTGCCTGCCAATTGGCGTAGCCTTTCGTATAAGCCATCTTTTTCATGTCGCAAGTATGACCACACTCAATACCCACTAAAACACGCTCTAAACGGCCGTTAAAGGCTTCTGAGTGGCATGTATAGCCAAGCCTGTGCGTGTGTCCCGAAATTACTGAACGCCCCCACCTACGGCCTATGTTCAATGCAGTTTGCCCGGCAATTTTAGATATAGCACCCTCATCCCCATGACAAAGTACAAAGTTAGTGCCAGGGATCGGGTAAGGCTGTTTTGCGTAATGTATGCCTAGATCATCAAAGCCCATAAATTTTGCATACTGTAACTCAGGCAATTCCATCAATCCGGGTATTCGGGATATAGCTTTGTATAACCTATCTGAGTGATTTGATCTGCTAACTACATCTGTTTTTAAATCGTACAAAATATCCTGGCAGGTTGCCCGATCTGCATCAAGTGTTTGCATAAAAGATTCTGCACGGCCTTCGCTAAATCTACTAATGGTATTAAAATCCATTTCATCACCAGTATTTAGTACCAAATCAAATTTAAAAGCCTTAACCAATTTTTTTAAATTGATTACGGCTTCTGTAAATTGAAATGGTACTTGCAAATCTGACACCACTAAATATTTAGCATTAAAGGTTTTATCGCGTTTAATAATCATCCTCATCTTCTGTTGGATCAATTCGGGGAATGATCTCAGTTGGTTTATTGTTTGGATTGACCCAATCAGGTAGTGATGCACCTGGCTCTGTTATTAACCAAAATGCAACCTCACTACTAAAGCCGGCGGCTTTGGCCGCTCTGTACATTTCGTTTAATGTGATGTAATGATTTTCTAATTTGTTTAACGCATCAGCTTTGCCAGGTGTACGGCGTTTGCGCTTTGTAACTTTGCGGGGTTTTTTTGGGGTCATGGTATCCCTAATTTTAGATCATACTAATCCGCGAATGGCACGCTCAACGCCTTCTTCCAGGGTTATTTTTGGCGTGTAGTAATCGCTCATCATTGTTGGATCACCTACGCGATAAGCCACACCTGCCGGCTTATCGGTCAATATCTTGAATCTATTGGCAGATGTCTTTTCATATCCCAGGGTACTCATTGCTATTTTTGCTAACTCTAAAAAGGTGGTAGGCCTGCCGGTACATAGATTAACTGTTTGATTACACTCATTTTTAACCATTTCAATTGTTGCATCAACCACATCATCAATGTGAATAAAATCCCGGGTAGTAGTTGCCTTGCCCCAAATGTTAAATGGATTTGAGTTCATTATGGCACGCTGAATAATTGATGGGAAAGGGTAATCTAAGTCTTGATCAGTGCCATAACCGCTAAATGGTCTAAGGGTTAATACCTTTGTACCTTCTTCACGCAAGTAATTCATAAGCATTTCACCAGTTAGTTTTGTCCAGCCATAGGTCATATCCGGTTTGCCTATTTTGTTAAAATTTATATCCTTCTCTTTTAACTTCTTTTTCTTTGCCAGGGTTTGTAGCTCTATTGGATAAGCGGCAGATGATGAGAAGTACACAACATAAGGCTGTTCGGTTCGCATAGCCCAGGTAGCAAACTCAGCATCAATGGCAAGATCAACAGCTAGTGATAATGGTTCATTTTCTATAACCATGCGGCCACCAACTAATGCGGCTAGATGTATTACTAGATCATATTGTTTTTTTTCTAGCTGAAAGAATTTACGGCAATCAACACCTTGCTTTAAATCAACTAAGGTTAAATTGGCATAAGGTAGCGCACGCCTAAAGGCACGGCCTACAAAGCCATGTGAACCGGTAATGAGTATGTTCATCTATATTTTCTAACCAACTCTGCATACTCCGCGCTTGCTAAGTATCTTTGCAGTATAAGTAAATCCTGTTCATACCACTTAGGTTGATTAACCCTGGCATACCCTTCATCCATCTCAGCCTTGCCTGCTACTGGGTGTAGATGCTCAATAATTACATCAGGTAAATACTTTAAGTAATTTAAATCTAAACCTAATTGCTTTACAAAGTTATCAAAGAATAGGTGTACGCAACCTGGGAATGTCATGCCCTGTAACTCAACTACTAAATCCCGGCTCATACCAAAGGCTGTTGGTAGGTTTGCGCCTTGCAATAAATCATCACCATAAACAATGCCGGTGTTAATGCCTAACGCTTGAATAAAGGCTTGATCCCAGTTTTGGGTTCTAGGTAAGTGATCATCACCCATGAAAACAAAATAATCATATAAAGGATAGTTAGAAAAATCCAAAAGATAAACCGCACCGGTATTAAGAGAGTTAGCACAACCGCCTGTTTTATTATCGGCAGGTAGTAATTGTAGATTTTTGTTTTTAGCATATTCATCCCATTTCGGATCATCATTATCAATTACAAAATATAGATCGGCTTCTGTATTAGTATCTTTAAAAGCTTTGGCCAGGCGATCCGCATTTTCAGGCCTGCCCCTACTGGGTACAACCACGCACATCTTCATGGCCATAGGGTAGGGGATAAGGCTGACTTACTTCTTAGATATAAGGATTTCGTAGAGCGTGTCTATTTTTTCTTCAATGCGTGATACCCGGCCTTCTAGGTTATGCCGGCCATTATTATCAGGCTTCAACTCACTTAGATAGTGTTTAGTCAGCCAACGCACTGATGCCACTAGCGAACCAACAATTGTTATAGTTGATACCGCTAATGCAAGGATGTCATTCATGGTCATTTACTATTGATGCCAAACTTGTCATCTTTAGGATCAAAATAGCGTGCCAAAGGTGCAACAATCGCGCCGGCAAGAACGGCATACTCAGGTGACCAATCTGCAACCAAAGCCAATGCAGTTGTAATAGTTGCGGCGGCAAGGCTTCTTAAATAAGACTTTAAAATTTCTTTTTTCTTATTATCTAACTTCATTT